AATATCTGACCATCTAATTCCTGACAAATCTGTGATGTCTTTGAATCTAATGTTGCAACAATTTCATATTTCTCAACCCCCAACCCAAGGAAAGCATCCTTTTGTGACACAGAGGAAAAATAAGCTGATTCAGTCATAACAAGCCTTCCGGCTTGTTTCTTTGAAACATTCATCTTTCTTGCTATATCTTTTACTGTTGCATCCGGTGCTTTACCAAGTATACAGTTTTGCACAAGTTGATTATGTAATTCATTAACTAACTTTGACCTAGATCCCCATATCCTTTGACTGAAGTCTTTTCCATCTGCTGCCCAAGGCTTAGAAATTAATTTTTCAAGCTTACTTTGGTCAATTGAAGCTATACCCCATCCTATATTAAAACCTTTTTGAATTTCATATATAGTATGATAATATCCATCTGAATAAATTCTTTTCATTAAGTAATCTACATCATCAAGCTTATTACCATACAACACTTCAATTTGTTGTTGTATCTGTAATTTTAAGGAATCTAATCTTGAAATATGATATCTAGCTGAAGCATTTTCAAGGTGTTTTAGCCAAACAGCATCAATCGAATTTTCTTCACCATATTTAATATAAGTTTCTATATCCCATTTTAATTCAGCAAGTTCTTTGGCATTTAGCAACTTTTTTGCTTCAGTCATAGAGACTTTGTTATTATTAGCAAATCTCTGATACCATACTGTAATTTGTTTTTCGATTTCTCTAGAAGCACCATCAAACAGTTTTTCAATCTGAATTAACTCATTTGCAGCAGTGTTGTTTTGTACTTCTTCCAGCTGTTGAAATCTCTTTTTCCAATACTCTGACATAACAACACAACCTTTCTGCTCTATTCTTCAGTGGATTTATTTACTGGATTACTAAAAGCTTGATTATACTGATTTATTTCTTCTTCCTTTTGTTGCTTTACTCGTTCCAGTTCCTTTTGCGGATTATCTACCCAAGGATGATTTGCAACAATTGTTTCATCAGACAGAATTCCTTCTGACTTCTGACAGTTTTCTATAATCTCACTCTCATTCATGAGCATATCTCTATCAAAGATAACTTTAACTTCTTCATTCTCAAAATCACCATATCCAACATTTGCAAGGTGACAATTTACAAACCATAATAGTTCTTCAAATGCAGCCTGAAATTCCGTTTCCATACCATTAGCATCAAGATCTATATCACTATACATAGATTGAATATTCATCTGATTAGGATTACCAGAAAGCCTATCGTCTTTTGCATCATATCCCATTGCATTTTCAATGATTGCCTTCTTAAATATTTCAATTATAGCTTTGTAATTATCTGAATTAACTTCAATTTGTAATGTTTTAACATCACCGCCAGTGCCGTCAACAGTCTTAACTTTAACTGCTCCATATGTTGCCAGATTCTTTCTAAATTGACCAAGGTTCTCACCATCATAATTAACAAGAACCATGATTGTATTTCTCATATCTTCTTCCATGTTATTTTGGAAGTTACTAATAATAAGATTCAGACCATCCTGAAGGGATTTAACCATTTTTATCAATGGGATTTCATTTGGATTATACTTAAATGCAATCAAAGGAATTTTAGCCCAGTTATAATTCTCATCATTAATCATGAAATAACTTTGGTGATATGGCTCAACAGATGTTAGATTCTGATTTTCCATTTCATAATAATCAATTCCTTTTTCTCCATAAACTTCCACTTTATCAACTATCTTTTTTGTTTTACCAATATAAGTAATTACACTATAAACTCTTATAAAGCCTTCCAAAACCGTATGTTCTGCATCCTTCCAAAATGGAATTATTTCAGTTGGCTTAAATCTTCTAAAAGCAAATTCACCATTGTCATTATAGTAAATATACAGCCAGCCTATTCCGGCATTAAGAGCATCATCACCTATGTTCTTCAAAAGCCTTTGAAATTTCCTGTTAAATACACTTTTTAAAATCTTAGCATATGTATCATTTTCACAATCAATAGAAAAAGGTTTACCAAGAAGATAGTTGCTTTTTTGAACAACCATCTTCTTGTATTGATTATCAACAATTCTATTGTTAGGAATATTAGTAACCTCTTCCAGTTTCCCTTCAGCACCTATTACAGTTCTTTTTCTCCTGAGAATATCATGATCACCTTTATAATATCGCTCACCATTCATCATTAATGTTCTTTTAGGTGACTTTCTAAATTCATTTATTTCATTTATGATGAATTCTTTGTCTGTCATCCTTTCAGAAGCACCCTTTTGTAAAATCTTGTTTATCTCACTTTTTAAAAAATCAAGCAATATAAATTCACCACCTTCTTAATCAAAACTAAACGTTTCACCCTTACTGAAATCCTCTAATGCATAACGCATTGCATCCATCAAGGGGTTGAAATCATCAATTGGTTTATTTAGTTTCTTACCAAATTTATCTTTGTCCCAAGTGTAATTACTAATTTCAGTAATAAAGTTTACACACTTTGGATGAATAATAATTTTAAAATCTTGTATGTAATCAATACCGTTATTTATTGAATCTTTACCTTTTCTTGCTGCTCTAATGTTAGAACATCCTAATTCACGCAGCCTATCAATGGACTTAGGTTCTGCTGAATCAGCCCTGACTTTCTCTTTGCGGTATCCCATTTTATTAATATTAGAATATATCTTTTCATTAGAAAGACCTGTTTCATACATTTCATCAAATACATAGATTAATTTGTTATCTATGTCAACCATTCCACACCATAATGCTGAAGGGTCATTCGTATAACCAAAGTCAAGACCAAAAGCAGATTTTAATTTATCACTAATAACAACATCAATAGGCTTTTCAGTAAGTTTGTCATATTCAGCCTTACACATAAATCTGAAAACTTTTTCTTCCCAATTTTCAAAGACAAGACCTTCTACAATACCCCAATCACCTAAGCCTGCGACCTTATACCTTCTAGGGTTATTCTTTTTCATGGTTTCAAAGACTTTCTTATCCGCTGCATCTAACCATTCATTACATAAATAATTAGTAGTTATAGCAAGAATATCAGAATCAGCATCAGCATCAAAGAATCTTTTCTTTATCCAGTGATGCTCATTCCATGGGTTAAATGTTAAAGTTATTTGCTTAAATAAACCTTCTTCAACCTGACCACGAATAGATTCATCTAATATATTAAAATCATCTTCATTCATGATTTCATAAGCTTCTTCAATCCACATCCAGCAAAGTGAACCAACATCAACTGTGATGGATGTAACTTTCAGCGGATCATCAAGACCTCTGAAATATATTTTCTGACCAGTTGGTTTATAAGTAATTTCAAGTGGTGATTCTTTTACATCCCACCATTCATTAACTTCCAATCTGTTAATTGCCCATTTTAATTCTGTGAAGCATGAATCTTTCAAGGTTCTATATGTCTTACGAACAACTAAAAGATTAGCACCTGGATATTCCATCATTTTTGTAATATACCAAAGTGCAGTGGTTTTTGATTTCTTAGATGCTCTTGAACCTTTGACAACTCTGTATCTGCCCTTAAACTTCCAAAACTTTTTATATCCTTTTCCCACTAATTCAGGAAGTCTTTTATTATTAATCTTCAAGTTCATCTTCTCCGGAAATAACAACTGGAATTGCACCACCAACATTCAAGTTGTCTTTAAACATTCCATATCTCTTACCAAGAAGTTCAGCAGCTTTTAATCTTTCCTTTTCATCAGGTGCTTTATCCATTCTTCTTGCATCTGAATAGCCATCACCAGCACCTTCAATAACAACTATCTCAGAAGTAGATTCTCCACGCAAAACAGAAGTTAAATATTCCATGACTTCTTTTACATCTGCAACCTTACTAGAACTAATTTTTTCAAGCTGCTCATCTATATAATTTTTAACCTTAGTATTTCTTAGCAATTTACTTCCATTGACTGCTGCTATATCATCACTTTTCACCCTTGGGTATGCTGCTTTATATGCTCTAGTAGCATTGCAATCAATCAAATATTCGTCAGCAAATTTTCTTTGATTTTTTGTCATACAATATAACTCCTTTCTGCAAAAAATAAAAAGAACCCATTAATTCATGAGTTCTTTAAATGCTTATTTTATTTATTTCAAGATATTATCTTTTGGGTAAAGTAAATGTTAGTTGACTGTTTAGTGGTTTCAATGATTCTAACGTTTCTGGACTCAATAGTGTAGGAGTATTTAAAAGATTCAGTTCAGTCCATTTTAAAGTACTATTTTTCTTTAATCTTTCAAGTTCTCTACTAATTCGATCTAATTCTTTATTTACCTTTTCATCTTCTTTATTCGGTAAATTTTGTTTAGTATCTTCTACTACACTGGAAATTTCATTGGTTAACTTATTTACTTCTTGTCTTGTCCCTATTGTTTCTTCCTTTATAGCTTGTAACATCACAATTTTATTTTCTATGTCTTGTAAAGTTCTGTTCATCATATTGTATTGGTTTTGAGACTGAATTGTTTGTGAAAAAGCATATACTATTGCTACAATCGCTAATACTATTGAAGTTAATTGTGCTGCATTTGATAAATAGCTTTTAATAAGCGGAGAAGTAATACATATTGAAGTACATAAGGCTGCTGCAATTAGTACAATTATACTGATTAATACTCCTATTACCCAATTTTTGTTTTTATTAGCATTTACTAGTTTATCAATATTGTCTGTATCATTTTCTTTTTCACTCATTATTCATAACCCCCTTATATAACGACAATATTTTACCATATATTACAAGAAAAATCTATCTGATTATATAAGAAGATTAAATGTATTTTATATTAAATAAAAAGAAGTGACATTTTTTCTGTCACTTCTACAACTATATAATAACATAGATTAACGAGTGCGTTCAATTGCACAACTATGCATTAACATGCAATAACTCTTCAAAGTTTTTTAATGCACTTGCATGTATGTAATGAACACTTCTCATTGAATAATTCATTTTAAATGCTATTTCCTTCCATGAGTTATTATTTACATATCTTAAATTAAGCAATGTCCTTTCATTAACATCCTCTAATTTATTAATCATATCAATTCTTTGATTTATTATCTCTTCTTTATCAACAATCTTAGCAACTATACTAGCAGTTTTATCATTTGACTTACTACATTGAACACGTTCACTTGTCATGTCTGCTGTTATTGATTCTGATAAATCCCTGAGAGTTTGTAATGATTCTTTTTCACTTTCAATTGATTCTTTTATTTTATACGACTGTCTCAAATATTCCTTTGCATTCATAAAATCACCTCTTTTCGGTCTGTAAATATTGAAATTTCAACATGTTCAAGGTATGTTCAATGTATTTTTTGACATTGAACGCTTAATATCGTTGAAATTTCAACAGTTTCATTGATTTTCTGTTCAATGTGTTCAAGGTGTTTCTATATTACTATTATATATTTATTTTTTATTATATTTTTATAGTAAATTTATTAATGTTATTTTCTATATAATAATATTACTTTTACATTGAACACCTTGAACAGAATTGTCTACAACTATTGAATTTACTTGCTTGCAATGCGTTCAACGTGACTTACTTTTACCTTGAACATACATTGAACACCTTGAACATTTTGACTAAATTTTATGTTTTACCCGGTCATGTTCTTCTGCTCGCTTAGCATTATTAAACCTTTCAACAGTTCCTACAAGATAACCAGTGATTCTTCTTATCCTTTCAAAAGGTATATTTCCTTCTTCTCTATTACACTTAGGGCAAACATTATCTATCACCACTGTATAACCACATATGGTATCTCTGTCCACCGGATGATTTATTGAACCATAACCAATCCCTGAATCATGCATGCATCTAATAATCTTTTCAAATGCATCTAAATTCTTACATGGATCACCATCTAATTCTACATAAGAAATATGACCTGCATTTGTAAGTTCATGATACGGTGCTTCAACCTTTATCTTATGAAATGCTGATGTTTCATAGTAAACCGGAACATGGAATGAATTTGTATAATATTCTCTGTCTGTCACCCCAGGAATAACGCCAAACTTTTCTTTGTCTATCTTCACAAATCTTCCTGATAATCCTTCAGCCGGAGTTGCTAAAAGTGTGTAATTCATCTTAGTTTTTTCAGCTTCCTCATCACATCTTTTACGCATATAAGTAATGATTTCAAGTCCAAGCTGCTGTGCATCTTCTGATTCACCATGATGTTTACCAATAATTGATTTTAAACATTCTGCCAATCCTATAAAACCGATTGAAAGTGTACCATGTTTCAATACTTCTTCCAAAGTATCTTCGTTGTTCAGTTTATCTGAATCAATCCATACCCCCTGCCCCATTAAGAAAGGGGAGTTCTTAACCTTCCTACTTCCTTGAACCTTATATCTTTCATATAGCTGCTCAATTACTAGCTGTAATTTATCATCCAGTAATTTATAGAATTTATCAATGTTACCTTCAGCATATATTGCAAGCCTTGGAAGATTAATTGTTGTAAATGATAAATTACCCCTACCATCAATTATTTCTCTTGATGGATCGTAAACATTACCAATAACCCTTGTACGACAACCCATGTATGCTATTTCTGTTTCAGGATGGTCTGACTTATAATATTTAAGATTATAAGATGCATCAATAAATGAGAAGTTTGGAAACAATCTCTTTGCTGAAACTCTACAAGCCAGTTTGAATAAATCATAATTTGGATCTTCAGGATTATAATTAATTCCTTCCTTTACTTTAAAAATACTGATTGGGAATATGGCTGTCTCACCATGCCCAAGACCTTCTTCAGTAGCAAGAAGAACATTTTTAATAACCATTCTACCTTCAGTAGAAATGTCAGTTCCAAAATTTATACTGCTGAATGGTACTTGTGAACCTGCTCTACTGTGCATACTGTTTAAATTATGGACAAATGCTTCCATAGCTTGATGTGTTTCTTCTTCAGTAAACTGTTCTGCAAGATTAATAACTTCAACTATATTTTCTTTTGGAAAATAGGATCTAATTACTTTCTCTGTGAATTTTTTACCTTCTTCATTCAGAATTAATTTGTATATTTTAAGATAATCTTTTAACACACCATTAAGGTTTCTAATATTATTTGATGCTCCTGAATTTTTCACTTTAAGAATCTTGACAATCTGTTTAACAAATGTCTTGGCAACTCCCGGTGCTAAATAATAATCAAAAGCTGGAATACTTTGACCACCATGTTGATCATTTTGATTTGCTTGAATTGCTATTGCAGCAAGTGCTGCATAACTTCTTATCTCAGCAGGTTCTCTGAGGAATCCATGTCCAGTTGCAAATCCACCAATAAACAGATTGTCCAAATTAATCTGAGTACAAGTAGTAGTTAAAGCATAGAAGTCTAAATCATGAATATGGAAATCACCGTTTAAATGTCCCTGAGAATGCTCCGGCTTCAACATTGCTAAATGATAGAAATGTTTTGCACCTTCAGAGCCATATTTCAGCATAGTACCCATTGCAGTATTAGCATCAATATTTCCATTTTCCCTTTTCATATCATTTTCTTTAGCATCCTGAAAAGTCAGTTTGTGATATATCTTCATTAAATCATTGTTTAACTCTCTTGCTTTACTTCTGTCTGCTCTATAAATTATGTAATTCTTAGCAACATCCATATACCCAGCATCAATCAAAACCTTTTCCACTGTATCTTGAATCTGCTCAACAGTTGGTGTTTGATACAGTTCTTCAAGTTTTGCAATTACTAAGCTTGTACACATAACAGTTGGATGAAAATAAGGTTTTCCAGTGGCTTCAAAAGCTTTCTTAATTGCTTCTTGAATTTTCACCATATCGAAAGGTACAACCCTTCCATCACGTTTAATTATATTTTTCATTGTTATCACACTCCTTTCCTTATTAAATCCGTATTTATTAACCCTTACATTTTATCTTTATTGCATATTGAAATCTTGCGTTAGCTTCTACTAAATCATAGATTGCCATGAAACACGCAAAGAACATTCCAAGACTGCAAATATGATCACATAACAACTCAGCCACACTTTCAGAATGGTCATTAATAGTTAAAAATGGAGTTCCAAAATATGCACTTTCTGCTATGTTAAACAATAAGAATGCTCCCATAACTAACGTACTTCTATACTTTTTTAATGTTTTCTTTATTTTCATTCTTTTTACCTCTTTTCTAAAGTTATTCAAACTTCCTCTTTGTTCTCTTTTCTCTTAACTTAATTCTTTCAGTAAGTTCAAATCCTGCTAAGTTAACAATAAATTTGAGAACAAATATCAGATTATGTACTAACTTATTCCTTTCCTCTTCTTCTCGTGATACATTCTTAATAGCTTCATATGCAGTAAGGTCTTTGTTACCACTTTGGTTAAGTTTTGGGTTTGTATTCATTCAATCACCTTCTTTTCTATAATCATTTAATTCAGGCTTATGTTTACATGTCCAAATACAACAGAGCAGATTCCATATAAATGCTCTATCGTGAGGTTCATCAGTTTGACCATCCAAAAACTTTAGATAATGTCTTACTGCACTATCAATGTAACAATATACTGGAATACCTTTCTGCCAGTTATTTTGACCATATTTAACAGCACCATCTTCAAAATGTTTACTTACTTCAAGAATTATAGTTGGTTTTTTGTGATTATTATCATCAAAACAATCTAAAGCCTGATACAAACAATTCATATCACAAGTTTTCATAAAAGAATCTATCCATCCAATAACATTATCATTTAACCAATGACCAACTATATCTAACGGTAATAAGTCACATCTACCTTTGCCTTCTTGAATATCACGAACTGCACCTGAACCAAACTGTCTTCTCTCACCACTATCTTTTAAATTTGCCATAAATTTTCACCTATACACATATATCTTGTAGATCTTCAATTATTGGTTCACTCATTGCCATCTCACAATTAGCAACTGCTTGTTTATAATATGAATCTTTAAGTTCTACACCTATTGTTCTTCTGTCCAATCTCAAAGCCATATAGTTACTACTGCCAATACCTGCGAATGGATCTAATACTATATCCCCTGGAGCTGTCCATAATTCTATACATCTTTTAATGACTTCTAACTGCAATGGACATATATGCCTTTCATCTTTTTCATCTCTAGCTGATTTTTTCTGTAAAGTATCTGATTGTCTTATGTCCATCCAAACTGGTGAAGCATAGTTCTGCCAAACATCAACTGGAAATGATTCATCAGTGTGTTCTATACGTTCAGGATTATCACCCGGTTTTCTCATAGTGACAATATAGTCAGGAATCCCTTGTCGGCTCATACTACTATCCTTTTTTAATTGTTTATGTAGTAACCCTAATGCTTTTGTTCTTTGCATTTCTACAACTGGATTCTTCCATATGCATACTTCTGAATGAAAAATAAATCCTGCATCTGTGAATAGTTTAATGAGTTCTCCTCTAAAATCCTTAATGCCAATTACACCATCCCTTTGTTTCATCATAGGAATGTTCATACAGTGGAATGATAATAGCCTCCCTGCCATTGTTACTCTAAATAACTCTTGAATTAGAAATTTAAAATGTTCATAAAATTCATCATCGTTCTTGCTGTTACCCATATCCCTATCACTGTTACTGTAAGTGTAAAGTGATGAAAATGGTGGACTGAAGATGGTATAATGAATACTATCAGTAGGGATTCCCTTTAATACCTCACAAGAATCACCATGATACATTGAATAAAACTCTTCTATTTTTTGTTCTAAAATTTTCATTAATAAAATTCCCCCCATTCCGGCAAAACCATATCTACATCAGCATTATATGGACTTGTTATTCTACATGTTTTCTTTAACTCCTTCTTAGTTATTTCTTTTGTAAGTTCGATCATAGCTTTCTGCATTTTTAAGGCATCAGATTGCTTACGTTCAATATTTTCTTTCACGCAGCCTTCTTTTGAAGAAATTATGATGTATACATTCACATCTTCATTTTGTCCAAATCTCCAACACCTACGAACTGCCTGATAATATGCTTCATAACTGTCTGATAAACCTACAAATATTATATTGTGACATTGTTGCCAGTTCATTCCGAATCCTGCTATGGATGGCTTAGTAATTAGGCATTTTATATAATCATTACTAAATTCCATCATTGTTTGTGATTTATAGCATGCTTTATCAGAGCCTTTTATCTGAAAAGAATCTTCACATAATTCCCAAAGCATTTGAGATTCATCATTCAAATCACACCATACTAACCATTGATCATCATTGGAATTAACTAAATTTGCAGCAACCTGGCATCTTAGTTGCAATGATTCTTTCCTGGCTTTTCTTCGTTCAGTTAAAGTTAATGATTCTGTTGATGGTTCATCAGCATCTACAACAATTTCATGAATATTTAGTTTTGGCAAAATATAATTTTGCATTTCATATCCAAGATTAGCAGGATTGTCAATGAATACTGACCATGAAGCCATCCATTCCCAAAACAATCCTTCGGCATGTTTTTTAAGTCTCCATTTTGATGTTTCTCCACCATCATGAACAAAGTACATTGATAACATTTCATTTCTGCTCATAATACCTAAGAACTCTGAATGGTTTCCAAGTTCCATGAAATCATTTGGTGCAGGTGTAGCTGTACAAGCAAGCTTATATGATGTCTTAGAGAAAAAATCTATAATTTGATTTCTTATTTTTCCAGTAAAAGATTTTAATATGCTACTTTCATCTAATACAATTCCAACAAACTGGCTTGAGACAAATTTGTCAAGCTTTTCATAGTTAGTTATGTTAATACCTGGTTTAACATCATCTTGATTTTCACAAACATTAACAATAATGTTGAATTTCTCTCCTTCTAATTTAGTCTGATTAGTTACTGCTAATGGTGCTAATATCAAAACATTGCCACCGGTATATGCATATATTTTATTTGCCCATTCTAGCTGCATTGCCGTTTTACCTAAGCCACAATCTGCAAATATAGCAGCTCTACCTTTTGCCAATGCCCATCTAACAATGTCTTTCTGAAAGTCAAATAATTTTTCATTTATATCTGTTTTTTCAATATCAAAACCTTTACTTTCGAGAACAAAATTTTTATTTTCTATAAATCTTTCATATTCCAAAATTTATCTCTACCCCCTTTCTTTACTCAGGTAAAAACACCCTGCATTTTTTTCCATTAACTCTTTTGTCTACAATTGCAAAGTTATAATGTTTCTTAACCTGCTTTGAAAATTCACCTTTTGAAAGTGCCTGAATGCTATTCTCTGAACAATATGTCGTATACTGTCTGTAAACATTACTTGTAGGTTCATTTTCAATCTCTTCACTCTCAGTTTCCTTGAAAAATCCAAGTATAGGATTATTGGTTTCTTCATACTCTTCCAGTTCTGCTTCAATTTTCTTTGAGCTTGTAAATACTCTGTTTACAAGAACTCTTTTCAATCCCTGAATACCTAACTGGATTAAATACTCCATTGATTCTTGGCTTTTTAATTCATCACCGATATATGGTTTAAAATCCTCACCCATAGATTCTTTTGTAAACTGAGCATTAAATGGAATAATCACAAGCCTTCTAAGAATCGCTGTTGAATCCCTTCCTTTGCCTATCCTTGGTATGTTATTGGCACTAAATATTAGCTTCACATAAGGTTCAAAATCAAACTTAGGTTGTCCTTTCTGTTCTGCATCAATTGTCTCTCCGGTAACTATCTTTTTGAACTCTGCTGCATCTGTGACAAATTCATCTGAAATATCATCACCTATATTTGCCATCTTCCCAAACATCATTACAGTACTAAATCTGTCCCCTAATTTCTTTAAATCAAGAACCGAT